TGTGAAATTTCATAAACTTAACCATCAGTTTAGCTTCATCAATCGTATCAGACAAAGCTTCATGAGCTTGAGATGATGCCTTCATTCCAAAGAAGTCTCTGAAAGTATCGAGCTTCATACTGTTTGGTTCATCAAGATTCTCAAACCACATAAATAGAATATCCATCATATCAATCTTCGTTACAGTTGATAGAGGCATTTTCGTACCATACTTATCAGCCATTCGCTGAAGAATAGGCATGTCAAAGCCAATGATATTATATCCTGCAGGAATAGGCTCAGTATACCATTGTCCCGGCTTCTTGTCAACCTTATACTTTTCACAGTACTCGCAGAAGTTCTTCCAGACAACTTTTTCTGACTGACCACCCTTCCAGTCTTTGATAATGTCCTCTGTTTCTACTCCACGAGTTTTTGCGTGCCAAGCGATTGTGTCTTGACGAGCCTTTGTGAAATACTCTTCTTTGTCAATATCATCTGGTTTAATTGTTGCTCGAAAAGCGTGCTCAGCCTTAATCTCTAAAGTTCTAGGATTTACTGGGACTGCGGCAAGCTCAACGGCATTACATGTCTGCGGATTAGGGGCATCTGTTTCTAAGTCAAATACCATAATCCATCTATTATTCATCATACTTATGCTCCTTCTCTGTAGTAATTATACAGTCATCCTGTATGTATTTTTAATGATTGTTGGAATTTCCATGATTTTATCCAGCATTTTAATTCCAAGCACGTCAAGCTTAAGTAGCCCTGCATCTTCGCAAGATGGGCCTTCAAAGCCTGCGAGCTGACCCTTACCTTCTTTATCAATAACCATTGGACATACATCATAAATTGGCTGTGGTGAAACAACAACTCCAGCGGCATGTTTGGATTGAATAATCTTTGTGTCTTCTAGTCTGATAGCTTGCTCAAATATTCTTGCAAACTTGCCTTGAAGGACACCATTATCATCAACATAGCACCACTCTTTCAGCTCGTCTTTTTTGTTTTCTAAAGCCCAAGTAATAACAGAAGCAGTGCCAAGCTCTTCCTTCATATCTTGCAATTCATCAGCAATCTTTGCTTCATCAAGGATATGTGATGTGATTGCATTTTGCTCACTGAAGCTGATGTTTCCACGCGCAGCCATAACTCTTTTCAGAGCTGCTCGCCCCTTGAGAGTTTGAAATGTAACAATCTGTGCAACATTATCTTCACCATACTTTTGTTTGATATAATCAATAATATCATTTCTAGATTGTTTTGGTACGTCAATATCAATATCGGGCATCGAAACACGACCGCCAGCATTACGTCCTGCATTATAGAATCTTTCAAAAATAAGATCATAAGGCATAGGATCAATCTTGGTTATATCCATAAGATATGAAACCATACATCCTGCTGCACTGCCGCGTCCCGGCCCAGTTAAATATCCTCTTGAGTTTGCGTACTGTAAAATGTCTCTAACAATTAGGAAGTAGCTAGACAAGTTAGTTTCAGTAAAGATTTTAATCTCTTTCTCAACTCTTGAGCCATAGTCCTCAAAGGCACTTCCGCCCTTTTCAATGTGACCCATCTTACGTTTCCAGCCATCACGACACAGATAACGCAAATAATCATTGGGAGACATTCCGTCAGGACAGTCGAATACAGGTGGATTAGGAGGTCCCAATATATCATACTGGGAACACATATTTGCTATATCAACAGTATGGGCTAGTTCTGCTTCAGTATGGAACTGTCTCATCTCATCATAGCTAGGAATGTGATAGTTGTCCGACTCAAAGAAAGCTTTCAAAGAGCGAGACTTACCTTTCTTAATCTCATTCTGTACTTCACTAAGACTTTTACGCATTGCTGTGCAAAGAAGAACTCTCTGATCGTGAGCATCTTCCTTTTTACAATAGTGCGCATCTGGAGTAGCTACGCATGGAATTCCTGTAAGTTTAGAAATCTCACGCAGCTTTTCACCAACTTCTTTGGCTTTAGTATTAATAAGAGAATCAATAAGCTGAATCTCAATATAAAAATTACCTTTGCCAAAAGCTTCCTGCAAACGCTCTGCTTCTCGGATACCTTCGCTCTTCCAATTGGGGTTATCTACAACCACATTTGCAAGACGAGAACCTAAGTGTCCGCTGAAAGATACTAGCTTACCGTTAGAGGCGGCAGCTAACTCAAGAAAATAATCATATCCAACTCTTGGTTTATGATAAAAATGTTCTATCTTATTTGATATAGAGACCATTGATAGAAGAGATTTCCATCCTTGAAGGTCTTTACATAACACTACTTGATGAAATAGTTTTGAATTATCTGGTTCTTTAATTGTTGCGGCTTGCTTGCTAACATAAAGCTCACAACCTAAGATTGGCTTGAACCCATTAGATATTGTTTTGTGAAAGTCAATAGCGCCACTAACGGAGCCATGATCTGTTAGAGCACACGCATCGACTTCTATTTCTTCTAGTCTTTTTGCGATGTGTTTAGTTTGAGAGAGTCCATCCAGTAGGCTGTACTCGGAGTGAACGTGAAGAGGTACATATTTCATTTTGTTAGTTCCAGAAAGTCTTGATACAAATCACTGATTGCTAAATTATACATGTTAACGTGAGTTTTGAAGTTATTGGAGGAGTCTATTTTTCCACTTTTCCAAAGTTTTGCTCTTTCCCAATACTCTTCAGAGCGCATAAAACCACACAACCAAATGTTTTTAAGTCCATAATATTTCTTAGGATGCGATTTACTAGACCTTTCAAATTCAAGACTAATGAACGCATAAACGTCTGGCTTTTGATGTCTGCTTGTTTCAGCAATTGACACATCATAGTGTGGTCTTGGTGCAACTGTTCTTCGTTTTGTTTTAACTTCAAATCTGTCACCAGATTCAATTAGCAAGTCGTGATTGTATTTTTCAAGACCTCTGTTATTACTAACAATAGTGGCATTAATGTACGGAGCTAGGGCTTCTTCACCTAGATACCCAGCTACATTTCCTCCACCTCTGAGGATGGAGTTGTTGATTGATCCTAGAGACTCTGCTTTTTCTCTAGCGCTTCTTATCATGTCTTTTGTAAAATCTAATTTAATCATACTTCGCCCGGAGCTTTGTATTTTCCAATAGCATGGTCTGGAGACATGCAGTTTGCAGTGACCCATTCAATGCCATTCTCTTTAATCATAATCTTTGTTTGTTCGCACTTTGTCAGAGGAGCGCCGAACATATTGTCCATAACATCTACATCTGTTCCTTCATATGTAGTCTTGCCAGCAGGACAAAGCTTGGAACACTTCCAAGACTTTCTAAGCTCTGGAGTCTTTGTATTTTTAATTACATTGAACTTAGCTTTTATCATCTCTAGTGTCTCAGGAATATCGCTATCTTGGAAATGAAGAGTGAACGGGCCACCATCATTCATAAAATGAATAGTGACAAGAAAAGTTTCAACTTCTGGATAAAGCTTTTTGCAAGCAAGATGATACATTCTTAATTGCGGGTCTTTTTGCAGTTTAGCTTGGGTTTTTTCTTTTCCAGTAGCCCAGTCCAATCTTCTTCCTGTTTTCCAGTCAATAATTTCATAGACCCCATCTCCAATGTCAGTGATTAAGTCTATAGTTCCTTTTAGTGCTAAATTGCCTTTTAGCTTTGTTCCATCTGCTAACTCGTACTCATAAGCTGCCCAATCTTCTTCTATCTCAAAGTCAAAGTGAGGCTCAGCTTCTACAATGGTTCTGTTTTTGGGGTCAAAGAATCCATCATCATCATTAAATATCTTCCAAACCCATCTTCGGCAATGCTTCAGATCTAGCGGCTTCCAATCATGATGTGTAGTCCTAGATGTATAATATTCATATACTCTATCAATGATTTCATCTAGATATTCTGGGTCGTAGTTAGCAGTTTCTATCTCACCAATCTCATAGTCTTCAAAAGTTGCATAGCCGTCCTGTAATGCTTTCTTTGCAAGGGCACACAGTTCAAGTACCTTGTGAACGATAGTTCCCTTATCAGCTTTCTTTCCGGAATCACCTCTCCATCCAAGAGTGTATTCCATGTAGTATTGCATAGGACACATTCTGTGAGAATTGAAAGAGCTACTTCTAAAGTACACAATTGGTATTGACATTATTTCTCCATTCTTGGAATAACATTTGGGAGAACGCTAAGTCCATTATGAATCATTCTGATCGAATCTTTCACATCTGCATTTGCATTGTCACAAACACAATCACATAGCGATAGTCCTTCTTCTATTTCTTTTTCGCTTGCATGTTGATCTCCTTTTGAGTAAGGATCTCTTGTTAGTCCCAGAATGTAAGCACCTTCTTTTTGAAGTTCTGTTATCTCATTCTTGAATCTAACGTCACAAATCAACGCTACTTCTGGCTTGTCTTTTTTAATCTTTCTAAGTAGAGAATTAATCCATACATTAGGATCTAACTTTCTATAGAAGTCAGTCCCAACATATTGAAGAACTTCTCTAGCAGTCATATTTCCTCTATTTTTGTTCAAGCTGCTATTTTGCCAAGTGGGAGTATCTTCCCAAAGTATATTTGTTTTGCTATTCTTGTCTTTATCAGTTCCGTATGCTTGTTCGTATGTTAGTCCAAGAACATCAACGCATAAGTCTTTTAGTGTATCGGCAAGTCCATATATCCTAATATAGCTTCCAAGATGATCTTCAAACAGTTTGGACACGTTCAGATTTTTATCAGAAAACTCGAACCATTCTTTGTCGTCCAAAGTCTCACCGAATATATCGCTAACTTCAACAGTTCCTTTTTCTGAAAGTCTGCTTTTCTTGCACACTCCTAATTCTGCAAGCTTAAGTGCAAGTATATAATTACATGCGGTATTCTTACCGCTTTGTTTCTTTCCTGCAAATCCAACTATTTGTGTCATCGTTAGCCTCGGTTAAAATATTCTTCCAATGTTTCTAGTCTATCTTCAGCATCAGCTAAAGCGCTAAGTGCTTCTTCAAGATTGGAGTATAAATCCTCAGTCGAATGGTCTCCAATCCCAGCCGGATGATCCAATAAAATGTTCAGCGACATAAGTGCCTTATCTCGATCTGCGTATGCCTTGTTATAAAGATAATCAATGGCATTTAACTTGTAGCTACTCATTTAAAACTCCTCATAAGCTTTCATAGCTTGCTCAATAAAAGGTTTGATGTCTGATGTCACTGTGTCTACATTGAGGTCAGCGATGTCAGCAGCGTCAAAACTGGGGAAGTACAAGCGGTAAAGCCTTGAACACTGCTCCTCAATCTTCTTTGCTGCTTTTTGCCCAGCCTCATCGTTGTCCATAAGACAAATAAGAGACAGCGCACCAGATTCATCAAGTAAATTCTTTTGCTCATTATTAAATGCTGTTCCAAATATAGCAACAACATTGTGTATTCCAGCTTCAGCTAATCGCCAAACATTTCCGGGTGACTCTACTAGGATTGCCACACCAGACTTTACGATTTCATCCTTAGCCCTCCAGTAATTATACAACCATTTCTCTTTTTGGAACCCTTTGCTATGCATCCATTTTGGAAAATGATGACATTTTCTTTTAGGGTTGTGATAGTGTTTGCATTTACCACACTTCTCGAAAATGCTTCTGCCAGTGCAACCTACAATATATTTATGTTCATTGTCATAGATAGGTACGACTGCGCGCTCATACATAGGTTTAGCTGGATTATCACAATAGCCGACATCATAATCCTCTAGTACTCTAGCAGAGAAGCCACGATCAAGATAGTATTGGCAAGGAACTTCTACTCTTGCTCTGTATTGTTCCTGAGTTGGGCCGCTTGGCTTTGCTGGTTCTGCATTTAGATTTCTTACTAAACTGCCGAACTTCATCTTTTCAATATTAGTGCTTGCGGCTTCAAGCGAGTTAAAATCTTTGTTAAGAAAAGATAATAGAAATTCAACAGATTCTCTGAAAGAAGCTTCTTTGTCGCCCTCTTTTTCCCAATTGTATTTGACTCTTGATAGAATACCTTTAATTAGGCTGACCATGCTATTGCCAAATATTTCTTCGCAGCCATGTGTCCTGCATTTGAAATGAGGCTTGTAGTCTCCATTAGGATAGAAGTTCATGGCAGTTGGATTGTCACCACCATGAATTGGGCAACATGACTTTATTAATATGTCATTCCTGTAAGATGTTTTAGTTTCAAAGTATGCTAGAATTTGATCAATGTGTTGCGCAGCGATCTTCTCTAGAGTTCTAACTTTTGCATAGTCAATCTTTTTATTATTTAAATGGAACGTCTTCGTCATCACCAAAGTAGTCTCCGTCGCTATCGTTGTCATATCCATTATCTAGTTCAAAAGCTGTCTTACCTTCTACTACTTTTGCATACGGCCCTTTGAGTTCGGCATTTATATAATCTCCGGGTTCTAAGCCTTCTCCGTGTCTTGCGATGACCGGAACAAGCTTTCTATTGCCATTCTCAGGGCCATCCTTTGCGATCTCTTCATCTGATTTACGCTTGTAGATCGTAAAGTTAGAACAAAGCCAGATGATTCTATCAGAGCCAGACGCAGTGTCTGTTGACTCTTTAGTAATACCATCTCTATTGAGCTGTATAAAAGTTAGAATAGGAACCTCATATTTGAGTGACAGATTATGTAGGGCGGTAATCATAAATCCAAGAATCTGAAATTCTTTCATATCACCTTTTATTTCGGCGGAATCCATCAACTTTAGATAATCATAAATTATCACGCAGTCGTTTGCTTTTCCTTTATCATTTAATCCTACAACCCTACTAATCCATCTTCTCATAATGGCTGTTTGCTCTTCAAAAGACGCTCCTCCAATACTCTTGAAGTAATAAGGAAGATTGTTT